TCGAGGTCAGCTTGGCCCTGCATCTGTGCTGCGCCGAGGTAGTTGGTCCCCTCGGACTTTGTCGCGCCCTGGAACCCCGGCATTGAGGGCAGACCGACCTGCTGGCCCGAAATGAGTGCGTTGATCTCGTTGAGCGAGAACCCGCGCTTCTGCATCTCTTCAGCGATCTGCTGCTGGCGGAGCTGCGTCTGGTACTGGTCGGCTTGGAGTTGCTGACCAAAGTTCTGGCTGCCCGCCTGCGCCCCCATGCCGAACTGACCAAGCGCGGCCTGATTGCCGAAGCCTGCCAGAGCCGCATTCTCGCCCGTGAGCTGAGCACGGGTGGCTGCGTCCATGCCGAGGAATCGCTGCGCCTCTGCCCCGCTGCCGATGGTCGCCTGATACTGCGCCTGCCGCTGAGCATCGCTTTGCTGCTCACCGAGTTTCTGCATCTCGGCGTCGTAGGCCTCGTCCCCCTCCTTCAACCCCATGTTGTAGAGGCGGGTCCGCATCTGCTCAGTGGCGCGTTCCTGCTGCGGCAGAGCACGTTCGGCCCACTGATTGTAGATGGCGTCGTTGGCCTGCTGATTGTACCGCTGCGAGGAGTCGAGCTCCGGGCCAGCCTTCTCGTAGCCACGAGCAAGTTGCTCCGGCGTCAGGTTTCCGGCCTGCACCCCCTGACCACCGGGCTGGAACTTGGACCAATCCATCTCGGTGCCAAACTCGCTCTCGGCGCGCCCCATCAGGTCGCGGCCAAGCTCGCTGCGGTCAGCAGTCAGGCCAAGCTGAGCATCCAGCGCACGCTGCGACTCGGGGTCAAGCTGCGTATTCTGTGTCCAGCGATTGAGGTACTGCTGCGTGGACGGATCCCAGACCTGCTTGTTCTCCCAGGTCTGCGACCCGAACGGAGTGTACTGATCCGGACGGTTCGCCCACGTCTGCTGCTCTGTGACTTCGCGGCTGGCTTCGCCCTGAGCCTCAGCAGCGGCAGCGTAGTCGGGGGCCTTCGGGGTTGACTTTCCACCCATAGCAATTACCTCTGCTGGAACCTACGAAGGGCTCCGGCCATGCGCTCCTGAGTCTTTGGCATCATGCGGGCTGCGGCTGCGCCGAGGCCAGCCATGCCCTGAGGGGGACCACCGGGAGGCGGCGGGGGAGGAGCCTGCATCGCTGCTTGAGCTCCGGGCGGCGGACCACCGGGCGGGGGAGGAGGCTGGCCCTGCATCGGTTGACGGCCCGTCATGCGAGCAGCCAGAGCGCCGAGACCAGCCATGCCCTGAGGGGGCGGCTGACCCTGACCGTACTTAGGCGGCGACTTGCTGTTGAGACTCATGCACCTTTACCTCACATTCAGAAATGACCATGTCTACCCCGTCGCCCCATCCGTCCTTGATCCTTGCGATCTCGACGAACCCGAGTTTCCGGAATATCGTGCGAAGTGCTCGCTCGTTATCGCCGGGGGTAGAGCCGATGATCTTTCTGCGCCCGTGGGTGGCGAGATAAAGGTTCAGCTCCTTCCAGAGCGGCATTATACACCGGGGATGCCGGATATACCAGTGCGCCATTACTGAGGTCGGGGTCCAGCAATCTAGACCAACGACCCCCATTGTTCCGCCTTTACTGTAGGCGACAATTCCACCGAACTGCGCCGTCGGGTAGTATCCAGTCTCGGCTGTGAACCGGGCTATATCTCCAGGCCCGACAGCGCGAAACTGGATGGCTGGCTTCACAGCATCCCACCCTGATCCAGGATAACGTCAATTCCCATGAGCGCGGCGTCTCCAGAGGACGTACCGCGCATGGCGATGGCGACGTAGCGACCGACACCCACAGCACCGAAGGGGAGCTGCTGCACCTGATATCCCCCTCCCCATGTCGCCGAGTCCCATGTGGAGGCGTCCCACAACGCGCCCGCGTCAGGGATAAATGGCGGCGTCGTGCCCGACTCATCTACCTGGAAATCAAAACGAGCCTCGATGCCGAACTGTGGGATCGCAGCTCCAATCCAGTAAGGTCGGAACAGATGCACACGCTTCAGGGTCGCGGGATTGCCGTAGCCCTGATAGCTCGTGAGCAGCGAGAACTCGACCGGCGTACCGCTCTGCGGCACGTCGTACTCGACGGCATCGCGGGTGCCGGTAAACTCCCAGATATTGTTGTCCTTGTCGCCAAAGAAAACTCGCGTACCCCAATTCTCGATCGTGTAGATCGGCAGATCACGACCGAAGAACCAGCCCTTCGTGTCGTAGCTGTAGAGCCACTGGATCGGGCGCTCGCCAATCAGCGTAGGCGTCGTGAGAATGACCATGCTGTAGCGAGCCAGCGTATTCAACTCGAAGCCCCACTCATTCTCGCGCTGGCGGAAACTCGTACGCAGCAGAGAGTTAATCTTCTGCGTCAGGTAGAACACTCGTTCGTCTTCAACTGCAAGGCCAGAGGTCAACTGCGACAGAGAGAGCAAGCCCTCGGCCGACAGCAGTAGCAGGTCGCCGCCCTCCTCGAGAACGAAGCGTCGGCCTCGCGGCGTGTTGCCGAGATACCAGACGCCGCGCATCTGGAAGTCAGCCGCCGTTGCCGGGTCGGTGCCGGTGTAGACGCAGATGTCGCCCTGCGAGGAGATGGCGACCAGATGGTCATCAACACCTGCACCACCATCGGCAGTCCAGTTGTAGATGCCCTTCAGGAAACCACCGTACTTGAACTTCGAGCCGAAGTCAAACGGCTCAGTCGTGCCGCCCACGGTGCCGACAGCCTTGATGTAGAGCGCCCGCGTCGAGTCACGCACGGCGAACCAGACCCGGTTCTTCCAGACCGTGACGAAGCACACCGTCGTCTCATCGACGGTGCCGAGGTCGCCGCGAGCGAACGTATTCGTCTCGACGTTGTAGGTGAAGTACCCGTTGAGCAGGTCGCAGATGAGGATATACTGCGGCCCCACCTTGTCGGTGAAGTTGTGCCACGAACACCAGCCTGCGTCGGTGCCTTTGTTCGTGAAGTCGAGACGCTTGACCGGCGCGACCTGCGCGTTCGTTATTTCGTAGATACCGTCGTTCGTGCAGGCGAACAATCGGTCGGTGCTGCCGCCGCGCAGAGCAGCGTTGCAGGGGATGATCGTCTTGACGCCGTTGCCGAGCGGGATCGGCGGACACCACTTCGCGTAGCCGGGACGCATCCGCATACCGAAGCGCGATGGAAAGATATTGTAAGCGTAGACACAGTCCGAAGGAGGCATCTGCGCCATCGGAGTAGACGCGTTGATGCCTCCGAACGGGGGGTCAACGTGAACAGCCTCACTCTTCTGCTGCTGCCCACGCTTCCTTCGTTGGATCAGCTCCTGAACTTTACGGCCACCGATGCTCATGTTCCGAACCCTGTCTCGGGCACGTTGATGACACCGTCAATGAAGCGGAAGCCGATGCCAGCCCCGTTGATATTCAGACGGGGCGCTGACTGATCCTTGCCCTTCCACGCTTCGAGCGCGGCGAGGTATTCGTCTTCAGCCTTCTGCGACTCGAAGCCCTTCGCCTGAAGCCACGCCAACTTGAGCTTCTTGACGATCAAGATCGGCTCGTACAGTACGAGATCGCTGGGAATTTGCACGCTGTCCCGATACACACCGGGCGACGGGGGCGAGTCACCTGCCAGCACCCACGCTCGCGAGACGTACTCGTAAGCAATGGGGATCCCCACCGGGGGAGGCTGAGGCCACAGGTTGAACTTACCCTCCTTGATCCGGAACCATGCGTAGATGGAGACGCTGTAGATCTCGGTAGCGGTCAGGAACGACCACCACTGAGCCGACGCGGGGCCGAGCAGCGGATACGCTGCGCCCGGAGCTCCCTGCTGCCAGCCCGTCTGGTCAATCATGTAGGAGAAGTCGGCAGGCAGGTCGTAGACACCACTGTCTCCGACCTGCGTGACGAACTTGTGCGTCCGAATCGAGATGTTCCAGTCAAACTCCTGGACCAGTTCCTGGCCGCAGGAGTTGAGCAGGTAGCGGAACGATTGGAAGTTTGGATCCGGAGTGGCGAACACGTCGTTCACCGGATTCAAACCGACCTCAACCGCAGCACGGTTGATGATGTCGTTCGCGCTCTGGTGACGTTCGACGTTCGCCATTTACTTCCCCTTTCGTGCCGCCATGAGTTCCTGAATTTGGGCACCCTGATCCGCAATCGCCTGTTCCAGCGTCTCGATGCGATTGTCGCGCTCTTCCAACTCAGCCTGCAGACGGTTGAGCGCAGCCGCGTCCTTGGACGCTTCCACGAACTCAGCAGCCTTGCGCTTGAAGGTCTGCCCCATCGGGATCTTGGAGACGTGCGTGTCAGCGAGCGTCGCCAACTGCTCCACCGTGAAGATATTGAGGTACTTCAGTTCCTCGACCAGCGAGCCGTTGATGCCCGGCCAGAGGGCGAGCGGGGTGCCGTCGTGGACGACCTGTTCCTGCGCGTTCTTGAACCGAGCGTACTGCTTCGGGAAGCGCAGCCGGTCGTCGGTGATGTCGTTGCCCGTGACCTGCACGGGGCGATCCACGATGTTGAGGCGATCACCCGGCACCATGATCTTGACGAACTCACGCTCCTTGAAGCACTTGCGTCCTTCGGCCAGCGTGCGAGACTTGTCCTCCACCGTGCGGGTGTAGAACAGCACTCCCAGTCGGTCATCGCCGAACTTGGGGTTGTTCACGTTTTCAGCCAATTCTTCCATCGTTGGTTCAGCCATGTCATTCTCCTAGTTATGGTGCGGGCACGAAATAGCCGTAAGACACTACGGCCGAGTGTTTGTTGTTCGCTGCCGAGTACGGCATGATCGAGAGAACGAAGTATTCAATGTCAGAAGTGTAGAGCGTCGTCAGCCACGCATTGATCGCAGTCTCCAATGCAGCGGCGCTATTCGCATCGAACACCTTGACTGCCCGCACGATGCGGTAAGGTCCGCCTGCGACATCGACCGGGACCGGCAGCAATGTTTCGCCTACGAAGCTCATGCCGGTGCCGCCGACAGGCGCAGCGAACTAGCGACTCCGCGTTGCTGCACGAAGTAGGCGAAGATACCCGGCTGAACTGCCTCGTACCAGCCACTCTCTGCGATCCAGTTGAGCAGCACGCGATTCGGCCCGATATAAGGTCCGTACTGCGCCGTCAGATTTCCACTGATGCCGGGGAACTGCACGCCTCCGGTGTTCTGGATACGCAGATGATCGTCATTCACTGCTTGCACGAGAATCACGGTGCCTCCCGCGTAAGCCGCAGGTACGAGCGTACCGACCGCAGGCGAGGCTCGAAAACCTTCGCTAGACGGAGAGATGGTGTTAGGCGTCAGTGTCAGGTTTGCAGCCACAACCGACTCACCGGGATTGGTCGCGACGCAGTAGCGCCCTGCAGAGTCGTATGGTACACCCTGATGATAGACGGCAATAGCAGGAGAGACACCGCCGCCCACGAGTTCACCGTTGGGGCCGTATGGCGTCGCACCGGGGCCGAAGTCAGTCGGCTGCGCTGCGGTGATTCCTACAACCGCATGAGCAGCATTGCGCGGGATGCCAGCGGAGAAATACGCGACGGGGCCGTCGCCCGTGACAACCTCGCCCGCCGCGTTCAACGGCAGCGAGCGGAAATAGGATGCAATCGGGCCGACCCCTGTACGGAGTCGGCCCGACGCATTGAGCAAGCCC